AGCGCACCAGTGGCCGAGTTGTAGTTCAGCTTGGGCTTGGCGGCTTCACCGGCCGCTTCGGTCTCGCCCCGGTTGATGGCGTCAAAGCGCTCTTTGACCGCATCGGCCAGGAGGGGCATCTTCCAGAGGTCAACGTAGGTCTGATTGGCCTTCTCAACGATCGCGTTGCGTTTTTCCAATGCGGTCTTGAGTGTGGCCTGGTTCTCCTCGGAAAACGGGTTCAGTCCCTTGCCACCGGCGAGGAAAGTGCCGAGCAATTCGATGTCGGCCCAAACTGCCTCGAAGCTGCCCATGACCGCCTTGGCCATCTGGATCACACCACGCAGAGCATCGATCACGATGGCAATGCCATACGCTGTGTCCTGCGCCCAGGTCTTGAGCGTGCCATCGTCTCGCAGCTTGACCATGGCGTCTGCCGTGTTGTGCGTGCCCAGCATCACGGCTTTGAGCTCGCCGACCAATTCTTCGAGTGCAGGCAGCGCCGCCGTGACGATGGTCTGGGCGACAAAGTTGTGCTCGGCCCGCATGCGGCCCAGTGCCTTCGATGCCTTCTCGGCAGATTCGATCTCTGCTTCAGTGAGACGGATGTTCAGGTCCTGGTTGGCAGCCAGGTCCTTGAGGAAGGGCAGCAGCCCAGCTCCAGACTTGCCGAACAGTTCAAGCGCAATGGCCGTCTTGCCTGCCCCGTCCTCGAAATTGGACAGTTTCAGGGCAATGTCGTTCATGACTTCGGCCGGATCGCGCAGGTTGCCACCTGCATCCTTGGCCTTGATGCCCAGAAACTGTAGGGCCTGAGAAGCCCCTTTGGTCTCATCGTCCACCCCGGCGAGCCCCTTGGAGAGCTTGGTCAGGCCTACGCCAATCTGCTCCATCGCCACGCCAGAAATGGTGGCCACCGGTGCAAAGCCGGACAGGGCCGTGGCGCTTGCCCCGGTTTGCTCGGCCAGATCCTGCAGGGCGGCCACCGTTTCCAGCGTGTGGGCCACCAACTCCTTGAGCGCCCCCACCGACTCCACGCCGATGGCGATAGCAAAGGTGGTTTTGGCGACCTCGGCTACTTTTTCGAGGGAGCCACGCATGGATTCGGCGTGGCGCTCCAAAAGCAATGCACTCTTGCCCAGGTCTTCGCGGAAATCGGCCGTTTCCGCTGCGAGTTTGACCACGAGGGAGCCGATATCAGCCATGCTTCATCACCTTGTGCGCGAACATGGCCTTGAACCGGGCCACATTGAGCTGTGTTTCGTCTTGAGGTTGGGTGGGTTGCGGTTTTTCAAGGAAGGGCATGAAGTCCTCTGGCCGAAACGGCCCCGCATCCTTGGCCCGGTGGGCATTGGCAAAGGTGGAGGCCACCACGCCGGACCTGTAGTCGGCCCGGTAGTCCCCGAAGGGCTCGAGCTGGTAGTACGCCATCCACTCGCTCAGCTCGTCCGAGCCCATCGATGCGAGCATCTCGCGCACCGGTAGGCCCAAAGCCAGCGCCAGCCGGAACACAAAGCGCCGCGAAGGATGGGCGATCAGGCGTTTTTTGCGGCGTCCACCTGATCAGCGCCAATACCGTTCAGACGCTGGGACACGGCAAACACACGGTCCAGTGCCTTGGCACTCTTGCCTCCGAGCGACGTGATGTCACCATCGCTGAAAAGGCGGCTGCCTGTCTCATCACACAAGGTGAGCGAGACCAGGCGGGCACGCACGTTCTCAAGGCGGCCTTCCTTGCCAATCAAGCTGGCTTCGAAGGCGTCACGGTCGGTACCGGTCATGGTGCGCACCTGCACCTCACCGCCCCACTCCGGGACTTGGACAGTTTCACGGGGCAGATCGTCGCTCTGCAGGATTTGTTCACGGGTCAACATGGGGGTGTCTCTCTTTAAGTTTCGGTGATGTCGCCATCGATCTCGATGGTCACGGAGGCCTGCACGACTGCATCCACACCGCCTTGCACGCTGAAGTGCGTGACATAGCCGTAGAAGGTCCAGGTGGCAGGGTTGGTGTCTGTAAAAGTGATCTTGAACTGGCGGCGCACCCGGTTGGCCCGATCGGTTCTCAGGCCTTGGTGCACCAGATCGTCGGGGTTGTAGTGCAAGGTCAGGGACAACTGCCCCTCGTCGCGCAGACCCACGCGCTTTTCCTTGGCGGTGGACGCCAGATTGGTCACGTCGATCACGGCGGCCTGCCCGCCAGGGCCTTGAAACGAGACCACGTTGGGGATGGTTTCAAAGGCGGTGGTGCCAAACCGGGCAATGGCAATGCCCTGCGCGGTGATTGCGGTGCTGCTCATGCAGATGCTCCTTGTTTCACGGTGAACCCACCGGTCGGTGGTAGGTGTAGTCCACGCTCACCCGGTACAGCCGGGCCTGATCTTCAAATTCACTGAGCCCCATGCGCACATCGGCGACGGTGCTCTTGTCAGCCAAAAGCGCAGCCAGGACCTGGTCTTGCAGGTGCAAGGCCTCCTGGTACGTTCTGGCGTAGGTGTCGACCTGCACGCGCACGCGCTGCAGGCCATGCGGTCCATCGATGCCAAAGATGTGCTCCTGCACGATGGGCGTGTAGACGATGGCCGGGTACTGGGTGTTTTCTGCTGCGACAAGCGCGTAAACCTCACCCCCGGCAAGATCCTTGATGGCGTCAAAGAAATCCTGCACGGCTACTTCCTCTGCTGACCTCTGTAGAGGTTCTTGGCTTCCAGCTCGATGCGCTCACTCAACCTGTCCTTCATGGCCTGCACCGCTTCACGCCGCTTGGCTTCCAGTGCGGGCCTCAGGAATGGCCGCGCGCGCATTTTTCGGGTGCCAAACTCCACGAAACGCCAGTACCAGGCATCCTGCGAGAGGTTGCCTTGTCTGCCTTGCTTGCGGTACTTCTTGCCGTGGCGCACCGTCACAAAGAAGGTCTGACGCGTGAGGCTGGAGAGTTCAGGGATCTGTTTCATGATCACCGAGCGCTTGAGCGTGCCCGGTGGCGGCTGATTCGGTCCCAGGACCTCGGCCGCTTTGGGCGCACGCATACGGGCTTCATCGCGGATGACCTTGGCTCCTGCATAGACCGAAACACGCAGGCCGTTCTTGGCCACACGGTCAGGCAATTCGCGCAGGGCTTTGGCCAATTCAGCCAAGCCCTCCACCTTGAAGCGTTCATGTTTAGCCATCGTCCAGACCTTCGCTGGCCAGCAGGATGACCAGGACGCGTTTTTCGTCCTCGTTCAGGGCCGAATGGATGTTGAAGATCCGCGACCTGTAGAGCACCCTGTACTGGGCCACCAGCTGAGGGTTTTCAAAAATACTCTGGTAGCGCACCGTAATCTGGTGCGTGAGTTCGGCCGAGATGCGGCTAGCGATCACAGCCTCCCGTCCAGACAAAGGCTGGATGTCTGCCCACACGGTGGCCACATCGATCCATGTCCGACTGGGTGCACCCAGGCTGTCTTTGACGGTACTGGGGCGCTGGATCTTGATGCGGCGGCCCAGCGTTCCGGCTCCGATCGGGTTCATAGAGGCCTCATATCAAAGGTACCTTGTAGGGATCGAGCAGGCCATCGATGAAGGGCAAGGGGTCAATGCGCCCTCGCGTCATCGATGCCACCTCCTCGCGGTGGACGTACAGAGAGCCCAGGCGCAGCTTGATCCAGGTCTTGATGCCCTCAGGCACCGTCGAAGCGTCGCCATATCCGGCATCAAAGATCACGCTCACGGCCCCGATCTGAGGCAAGGGAATTGGCCAGATCTGCCCGAACACGGGGGTGATGCGGGCAGGCTCGCAGGCACTGTCAACGGTGTAGTTCGCTGCTGGCATGACCTGCCAGGCACCCGCCATGTCCAGATAGCGGATTTCCACCACCGATTGCACGGGCGATTTGGGCAGCAAAACAGCGTGCCCGGGCAGCGTGAAGGTCTGTCCTGCGGGTACGCCCATGAGGCTCGGTCCTGGAAAGCTGTCGAGCACCATCCGCCAGCGCGCGGTGACAAGTTGCCTATTGGTCAAGGTCTCGGCCGCCTGTCGGGCGGCCGAGATCAGGACCTGGATCAGGCTGTCGTCGTCATCGAAATCCACCCGCAGGTGGAGCTTGGCCTCGGCAAGCGAGACCGGCTCTCCTGCAGGCGGGGTGATCAACTGCATAGGCATGCATTGCTCTCCCCGATTTCTTAGACCACCTGGACCACAGCGGCCTGGTTATTGGCGTCGCCCGGCGCAAACCGGGGATTGACGCCAAGCACCTGGGCTGCGGTCAGACTGGCGGCCACGCCCACGGTCACCGACAGGCGAACATAGGCATAGCCGTTAGTCACATCCAGGTCTTCAGGGCGCAGATTGATCAGCGCCTGCTTGGCCGAGCCACTGGCTGCCTGGGTGAGCTGCGTGATGGCCTTGCCCGTCAGGTCCTTGGCACCGGTGCCCGAGGCATCCTGGGCTTGCTGGAGCTTGGCATCCAGCGTGGCGTTGGTGCCCAGCGCGCCGCTTTGGATGAGCGCCAGCAGGTTGTGGTGGTTACCGGCCGAGATCCAGCCGGTAGAGGTGGTACCGACGGCCTGGCTGGCCGGGTCGATGGTGGCCAGAACCGAGAACAGCTCGCTGCCTTTTGCATTGGGAAACATGTGATTTCTCCTTGATGGTCAGGCGCCTGATCAGCGAGCGCCCAGTTGGACAAAGGGCGACATGGTTGTGCTGCCCTTGGCGGGGGTGATCGGCGCAGCGATCTTGGATTGACCGTCCATGCGGAACGTGGTGCGAAAAGCCGTGAGGTCCGCATCGAAGTACAGGTGCATGGAGGTTGCGGTTTGCATGCCACCCGCCTTGGTGATGGTCTGGTAGTACGACAGGTCCGCCAGGAGCACATCGCCCGCAGAGGAGAAGGTGTTGGCGTGCTGGGAGACGATCACCGGGCGGCCGAGCAGCGTGCCGTAGGGCGAGACCTGAATGCCACCCGGATTCATGCCGGTAGGCAGGTAGATCGGGTAGTTGCCCAGGGTCAGCGTGAAGAGCGCCGGGAGCACGTCGTTGTTGACGATCCAGACCGACTTGCCAAACGAGCCCGGGGGCAAGCGCGAGATCATCTTGGCCAGGTTTTGGGCCAACAGCGTCTGCGTGGCCTGACCTGATTCCTTGGCCACGGTCACCGTGGTGGCGTTGCTCATGCAACCCACCGGCAGGCCAGTGCCCGAGCCAAACAGGATCGACTCGTTGGTCTTCCAGCGAATGGAGGTGGCGATCTTGTCGGGGAGGTAGGTCGACAAGGCATTTGTGTCGTCCAGCAACTCGTCGGTCACCGGCACCAGGGCCATGAGCTTTTTGAGACGCAGCGTCGACAGGCCCAGCACCGGCTTGGTACCGATGGCAGAAGCCGCTTCACCTTGCCAGTAGGCACGGATGCCGTTGGTACCCCAGGGCGTGGTCTCATCCTTGGGGAAGGCCATGGTGTTGCCCGTGATCTCCACGTTGTCGGTCATGGGCAGCAGGGAGTCTTCGCCCAAAGACAACTGAAAGATTTCCTGGGCGAACTGAGGCGGCACCAGAAAGCCGCCGTCCTGGGCGGAGCCTTCGCTACCGAAGGTGGCAGGCGCCACTGCGTTTCGGCCCGAGCCGATCAACAGACGCTCATCAATGGAAGCGCCGGGGTTTTGCGCCTGGCGCACGGTCTTGAGGAAGTCGCCCACGCTCTTGAAGCCATGTTTGGGGTCAGAGGCGGCGTTGTCCACCACCGTGATCACGGAAGCCGTGGTCAGATGAGAGGGGTGGTTCATCTGCGCCTCTTCGGCAATCAGGGCAGCTTCACGGTCAATGGCGGCTGAAGTTGCTTCGATCTTGGCCTTGAGGGCTTCGAAGGCTGCGACCTCTTCGTCATTCATGTCGCGCTGCTCAGCGGCAGCGATATCGGTCAGGGCGCGTGCGTCCTTGACCAGGGTGGCTTTGCGAGCTTGAAGCTCACGCAATTGCTTGCTCATTGGTTTATCTCCAGAAATGAAAAAGCCGCCTGGTCGAAAAGACTCAAGGCGGCGACAGGGATCACGACCAACGGGTCGCAGGGGGGCGCAGCCCTCAACGGAGGGCTGCAAGGAAAAGGGTTGAAATCAGACCAGCATCAAACCAGTGCGAGAGCGTCTCGCGCCTGTTTCAGTCGGGAATGGCTTTTCTGAGGCTGACTGCGAACGGCCTTGCCTGTGACCTTGGCCTGCATGCGGGCCAGAACGTCGTCAAAGGACGCGATGCCATCGACCATGCGTTGCGCCAAGGCAGCATCAGCTCCGAGCACCCGGCCTTCGCCCATGCCGTTTCGGACGTCGTCGACCGACACGCCCCGGCCAACGGCCACAGCCTGGATGAAGGCGTTGTAGTAGTCGTCCACACGAGACTGCATGAAGGCCTGGGCCTCAGGGTCGAGCGGCACATAGGGGTTGCCCTCGACCTTGAACTTGCCAGCCGAGACCAGGGTGGTTTTGACGCCCTCTTCTTCCAGCGCTTTCGAATAGTCAAAGTGCGCCTGCCACACGCCAATGGAGCCCACCTCACCGCCAGGGGTCACGTAGAACTCACTGGCCGAGCAGCCAATCCAGTAAGCCGCCGAGGCAGACAGGCTGTTGGCCACGGCCACCACTGGCTTCTGGGCTCGGGCCTTGACGATCTCCGAGGCGAGTTCGGCAACGCCATACACGCTGCCACCGGGGCTGTCGATGTCGATCAGAATCTGGCCCACCGTGTCGTCGGCCAGGACCTGGCGCAAGGCCGAGGTGAATTGCTGGGTGCTGGTGCTGCCGGGTCCGGAGATGTCATCAATCATGTTGCCCCGCTGCGTGACCACGCCATACAGGGGCAGCACGGCAATGCCAGAGCCAGCATTTGCAGCAGCCATCTGTTTGCGGGTATCGCGCAGCACCCGGTCTGACTGGATCTGAAACATGGCTTCGTCAGTTGGCGGCTCGCCCGCAGACCAGCGGGTCAAGACCCCGGCCATGGCCTGCAGCCGCTCGGGCATCAGGGCCCACGGGGTGGTTAAAAATTCGGAGAGCAGAAGTTGTCTGTTCATGTGTGTATTCCTGTGTGAATGCCCAATTGAATGAGGGACCGGGACAGCGCCGGTTCATCCTCGAGTGATGGAGCCCCCTGCGCCCAGTCCTCTACTGCCGATGAAGGCAGGCTGAAGGTCTGGACGATCAGGTTGATTTCGTTGGAGCCCAAAGCGCCTTTTTTGCAGATGCGACGGGCCAGTCGCTGGGCGTTGGACTCGACCAGATTTCGAATTCGCAGGCTCAGCTGCGGGTCCGGCTCAGGACTGGCATCGGTGTCGGAATCCTGAGATTCGATTTCCGCGTCCTCAGCGTCCTCTGCGTCATCCTCTTCGACCATGTTCAGTGGCCGCAGCGGTTGATCGAGCCCTGCGATCGGATTGAGGTTTTCCGAAATGCGGGCCTCGTTGCGGGTGAGCCAGCCGTTCTGGATGCCGCTTTGGTAGTAAGCCGATCGGCTGGCCGCATCCCCTCGCATGAGGTTGGCAAAGTCAAACTCGATCTCCAGCGCATCACCATCTGGGAGCAGGTCAGCTTCGATGGATGCCTCCCAGCGCTCCGCCCAGGGCGT